CCCGCCGCGGCCGCCGCTGACCCCAGGGGGGACACCCCCTGTAGCAGACTCACTATTGGCCGTGACGGAGGTGGCTAGATGGTGCGGAGGGTTCAAAAACCGCTTCTGGCCTGCTATTTTTTGAACCCTCGAACCTAATATTTTGCTCGATGAAACCTTTTGGTAGGGGGTGGTTTTTATGCCCAGTGGTGGCGCTAGGCCCCGGTCGGGGCCGCCGCCAGACCCGCGGTCCGGCAGGTCTGATGCCCGCGGTATCTCCGCGGAGTTGCGGGTGTTGCCGGCGTCCGGCTACGCGGGTAAACCCCCGCCGTGGCCATTGCCGACTGGTTACCCCAGGGAGCGTGCCTTATGGAAAAAGGTCTGGAGGTTTCCCCAGGCTGTGGCGTGGGCTAGCGAGGAATGGCGGTGGCTGACTATCGCACACTATGTACGCTGGGCTGTCCGTAGCGAAGCGCCAGGGGCTACGCCGTCGATGATGACCCAGGTGCTAAGGCTTGCCGATAGCATCGGCCTGTCGCCTGCTGGTCTCCTGCTCAACGGCTGGACAATCTCCACCACTGACGACGACTCCGTCACCGAGTCGGCCCCGCCACCACAGCGTGATAGTCCGCCCAGACGTCGCCTGCGGGCGGTAAAGGACGATGACGATGATCCTGCCAACTGACTGGGTTGTTGATTTTCCCACCCTCGGGGACCTGTGGGATGCCTGGGTGCAAGCCCATTGCCTCATCCCCGACGGCTATCGGCGTGGTGAGGCATTCGTCTGGTCCGATTGGCAATTCTGGTGCGCCGCTAACTTCGGCCGTATCCGCGTAGGGCTGCAATGGGAAGGCGTTCCACTGGGCGCCAGGGCGTTCACCTACCGTCGGCTGCAGGTTATCGCCCCGCAGAAGACCGGCAAGGGCCCGTGGGCGGCGTCAATGACGGCTATCCAAGCGGTGGGCCCCGCCGAGTTTGACGGCTGGGCTTCCGCTGGGGATGCCTACAGATGTTCCGACTGGGGCTGTCCCTGTGGCTTCGTCTTTCCCTACCAGGCTGGGGAGCCCAGGGGACGGCCGCACCCGTCGCCGCTGATTCAGTTGACTGCTACTTCTGAGGACCAGGTGGAAAACACTTACAGGCCGCTGCGGGCGATGATCCAGATGGGTCCCCTCCGGCACCAAATGGCAGTTCGTGATGGGTTCGTGCGTATCCTCGGCGGCCTGGGCGGCGACGACGCCGACCGGATCGACGCCGTAACCGCCAGCGCCGACAGCCGTGTCGGCAACCCCGTAACGTTTTGCGAACAGGACGAAACGGGGTTGTGGACCAAGCGTAACCGCATGACGAAAGTTGCTGATGCGCAGCGCCGTGGTCTGGCAGGCATGGGCGGTAGAGCGATCGAGACGACAAACGCCTATGACTCCGCCGAACAATCTGTCGCCCAAACGACGCTCGAAGCCAATCTGAGTGACGTGGCAACGTTCTACATTCCACCGCCCAAGCATTTGAAGTGGGAGCGGAAACGAGACCGGCGCCGAATCCTCGAAGCCGTCTATAAAGGCAGTCCTTGGGTCAATATTGACGCGGTGCTGGCTGAGGCTGACGAAATATCCCTCCGCGACCCCGAACAGGCCGAGCGTTTTTTCGGTAACCGGGTCGCTTACTCATCAGGCAGCTGGCTGCCAGCAGGACTATGGGAGGAACACTATGCAATGGCTGGGGAATCCCCCTGACGGCACGCAGCTCTGCGTGGGCTTCGACGGGTCAGAAAACAACGACTGGACCGCGCTCAGGGCCGAAACCCTTGACGGGTTCTCGTTCACACCCCGCTATGGGCCAGATGACAGGCCCACTATCTGGAATCCTGCCGAGTGGCAAGGCCGTATACCCCGCGGGGAGGTAGCCGCCGCCGTCGACGAGCTTTTCGACCGCTACCAGGTGGAACGCATGTACTGTGATCCCCAGGATTGGCGCTCCGAGATCGGCGAATGGGCCCTCAAATACGGTGCCGAGCACGTGTTCGAGTGGGCCACAAACAGTATCAAACGCATGTACCAAGCAATTAGGCGGTTCGAGGTAGACCTGACAACGGGGCGCATCACCCATGATGGCTGCCCACTCACCAGCCTGGCTATAGCCAACGCTCGAAAGGTTGCCAAGCCTGGCCAAATGTATGTGCTCGGCAAAGCAACGGAACAGCAAAAAATTGACCCCGCCATGGCCACCGTGCTCGCCCACGAAGCAGCCATGGACGCCCACGCCGACGATTGGGAAAACAGCACGACGGCAGCCAGGGTCGTTGTGCTAGGCCGCCGCAGAAGGAGGTGACAATGGAACTCACGCCAGAAGAACGAAGACTCACTGAAAAGCTCTTCAACAAGATTCAGCGGCAGCGCCGGGAAGACCGCAAGAATGAACACTATTACCGGGGCCTGCAGGAAATCGGCAATTTGGGTATTGCAGTGCCGCCTGACGTGCAGCCGTTTGCTTTTCCTTTGAATTGGTGCAGGACCTATATTGACGTCCTTGAGGAGCGACAGGATGTGCGAATGTTCCTGCGCTCCGGGGCGCTCGAAGAAGATGCCGAGCTGCGTGCCGACTGGGAAGCCAACGACCTCGATTCCTTATCACACCTGACGCACCGCGACCTGTTGATTTACGGTCGGGCATTCATCTCTGTTGCCGCCCGCGATGGCGGCGGCAGACCCCGGATCATGCCCGAATCCCCCAAAGACATCGCAGCCCTAGTCGATGCGCGCACCCGTGAAATGACCGCGGCCCTCCGCATCTACCGTGATGACACCGGCATCGCCGAATACATGACCCTTTACCTCCCCGACTCCACCGTGCTCATCGACCGTCGCGCCGGGAAATGGGAAGCAACCAGGCGAATCAAACACCGCCTAGGCCGGGTGCCGCTGGTGATGATCCTCAACCGGCAACGAACCGGGGAATGGTCAGGCGAAACCCAACTAGCCGATCTTCGACCCCTGGTCGATATGGCGGGCCGGGTAATGCTACAGCTCCAGCTAGCCATGGAAACCGTAGCAACGCCCCAGAAAGTCGCCCTAGGCGTGACCCAGAAGGATTTCGTAGACGCTGATGGCAACCAGATCGACGACCCATGGGAGACCTATCTGGGCGCCATCTGGGCGATCTCCAGCAAAGACGCGAAGATCGAGCAGTTGTCGGGCGCCCAACTGACGGGTTTCCACGACACCATCAAGATGCTGGCTGAGCAGGCAGCAACCGTGACCGGCCTGCCTGTGCGGATGATGGGGCAAAATACCGCCAACCCCGCCGCCGAGGGCGCCATCCGCGCTGACGAATCCCGCCTTGTGAAACAAGTGGAGCGGCTAAACACTCTCATGGGTGCTGGGTGGGCGTGGGCGCTAGGCATCGCCGAGCGGATCCGCACCGGCAGCTGGGAAGCCGACGGGCGAATCAGCACCCTATGGCAGAACCCCGGCACCCCCACCGAGTCGCAACGCGCCGATGCGCTACAAAAGAGCACTGGAGGCCGCCCGTTCATGTCAGTGCGCGGGGCCATGGCCGAGATGGGATGGCCACAACAACGCATCGACCGTGAACTGGAGTGGTTGGAGCAGGAAAACAGCATGGGCGGCATTATCGAAAAACTCGAACGCGGCGCCGACGACAACCCGGGCGAACGCGAACCGCCGTAGTCGAGCTAGCCGTCGTCTAGCGGCATGGAGGGAGGCCCCCACTATGCTGGATTCCCAGTACTCCAGGCTCCCCCCACAACTCCAAGCCGCTGCCGACTACCGGCAGCGACTCATCGCCCAAATCGTTCGACGAGTGCTCGCTGCCTGGCGACCCAACAGCCCGCAAGACCCTAATAATTGGTTTGCCAGCCACGCCCTGCCGTTCACCGAGATGGTGGCCCACGGGCAACTGCTGGCGGCCCAAGCAGCAATCGCGTCGGCGGATGTTGCGCTGGATCTACAACGTTACGACCAAGTGTCGGGGTTGTCGGCGGACCCGGAGGCGTTCGCCGGGGTAACAGGCAGCGGCGACCCCGTGATGGGGCTCGCCTACGCCCAAGCCCAAAAAATCACCGAGCTGGTCGACGCCGAAGCCCCCGTTACGGAGCGGGCGCAGGCGTGGCACCACGCGGGCGTGATGCTCGCAACCGCCACCCAAACCGCCATCTCTGATGCCGCCCGCATGGCCATACTCACCCACCTAGCCGCCAGGCCTGGCACCACATGGATCCGAGTAGTGCGCCCCCCATGCTGCGCCAGATGCGCCATCCTGGCCGGCAAAAAAGGCGGCAGCAGTATGCGGTTCCTCCGGCACCCCGGATGCGACTGCACCGCCATTCCAGTCTCCGAGGCCACGTCGGATATGCACAAACTGTTCTATTTCGACGCTAAGGAATACTTCGATTCCCTGTCCCCGGAGCAGCAGGCCAAGGTGTTCACCAAAGCAGGCGCCAGGGCTATCCGAGACGGCGCCGACATTAACCAGGTTGTTAACGCCCGCCGGGGCATGAAAACCATCACCTCGGCAGGCGGTAGGCGGCGGCTCATCACCACCGAAGGCACAACCAAGCGCGGCTGGGCGGCCGACTACCTGCGGAAACAATACGGTGCGGCGCTGCAAAAAAACGGTGGCAGATACCGGCGCACGTCGGTAGCTAGGCTGATGCCGGAAGAAATCTACCGTATCGCCGGCGACGACCGCGACCTGGCCCTAGCGCTACTACATAAGAACGGCTTCCTCACCGACGCCACACCAGATTTGTCTAGTAAGTGGTCGTGGGCGAAGCGTGACCCCGAAATCCTGGCAGCCAAACGCAGGATCGACACCAGACCCAGCATTGCGCTCTCTGCAAAGAGCAGTGCTGACGATCAGGCTAAACCCGCCCTCAGCGCCGAGATTGACGCTAGGCTGAAACACGAGTATTCCCAGCGTATAACCACGACCCCCAGGCAATTCCGTAAAGTTGTCAACCGGGCACTGAGCTATATGGATGACGCGCACCAAGGGAAAACGTTCCTCCCCGAATACGAAATCGGGCTGATGAAAAAGTATGACCGTAGAGGGATAAAAATTGAAGATAGCGGCATCAGGGGTACTTCCTATAGGGATCCTGTTGAACCAGGAAAATTCCGGTACCGGGTGACGATTAACGGGACTTTCCAAGGGCAGGAACTAACCACCCTCCACGAGCTGGGACACCTCATCAAATGGAAATACGAGACCCGACCGGAGATCAAACCTGTATTTGCGGCGATCCGTCAAACTCCTTCAACGCGCAAGATTGAAAACTATACGGGAGATCTTGCAGAGAGCCTTATGCAGAGCTATCTATTGAGCGACGATGAGCTCTTTGCTCGCGCATATGCCCAATGGGTGACGACTAAAACCAGAGCGCCAAAGTTGGTGAACACTCTTGATTTCCATCGGGGGCAGCAAAGCGTTCTGAAATCAGTGCAGTGGCAGGATGATGAATTCACCCAGTATATTGCGCCTGCTCTTGATGAATTTTTTGCCAAGCTGTAATATTATAGCCATGCTATTCACAGATGTCCCTATCGATTCTCCATGGGATGTGATCGTCCAATCCTATATGGACGCCATGGGGTGGACACGCGAGCGTGCCGAGGAATATGTGGACGTACTCGCAGGCATCCGCATGTGGGAGCCCTGCGACCGGAAAGAAAAATATAAAGATGCTGTTTTACCACCACCAGACTTTCCACTCTGGTGATTCCCTAAAGAACTGACACCGGCCTTCAAACTGGAGGTCGGTTTTTCTATGCCCAAAAACAAAGAAGGAAGGAAGATCTGTGATTGTCACAGGTTTAATGCGATACCACATTCGGTGCGTGACGCAGCCCCCTATCGACGGCCAGTCACTAGCCGGCGGCTCTAGCGCTGCCGAGGGAGCCGCTTCTGCTCCCCAGGCTAGTGGCCGGCAGCGGGAAGGCGAAACCGCATCAGCCGCCACCGGCGCCGACGCTGACGCCGACAGCGACGGGGATGGCGGCGACCCGAACGGTCGGGGCTCAAAAACCCAAGTGCTTGCCGACCTAGCAAAGGAACGCGACAAACGCCAGGCCCTCGATAAGGAAAACGCTGCGCTGAAGGCGCGCTTGGCAGAGTTCGAGCGCGCCCAGATGACAGAGCAGGAGAAAACCGCAGCAGACCTCAAAACAGCCCAGGACCGCGTGGCGGCTCTGGAAGCACAGATCGCCGAACAGCAGCGCCAGGCGGCGGTTGCCGAGGCGCTGAAAACTGCAGGGTTGTCTGCTGATCTGGCCGGGCGCATCCAGGGCTCAACCCCGGAAGAGCTCGCCGCCGACGCCAAGGCCTTAGCCACGGCGCTAGGCGAGCCGCCGGTCGACCCCTCCCAAGGGCAACATGCCAGCGGCAGGGCAACCCCCCGCAGCCTCACCGAGGCACTCCGCAACCACTACAACATCACATAAAAGATAAGGAGGCTCGCTATGCCTATTACCTTGGCGGACGCCAAACTCAACACTTTGGAAGACTACGACCCGGCGATCATCGACGAGTTCCGCAAAAACTCCCCGCTGCTAGACGCCCTAATCTTCGACACGGCAGTCAACCCCGCAGGTGGCGGCGCCACTCTCGAATACGGTTACCGGCGGCTGGTCACCCAGCGGGGCGCCGAATTCCGCGAAATCGGCAAAGAATACACCCCCCAAGAAGTCAAGACTGTAAAAAAGTCCGTGGAGCTCAAGCCACTGGGCGGTACTTTTGAGGTGGATCGGGTGCTTGCCCACCTCGGCCCCGCAGCCAGCGACGAGGTGGCCCTACAAACCTCTCAGCTCATCAAAGCCACCAATGCCAAGTTCAACGACGCAATCATCACCGGCGACACCGCGGTCGACGCCAAAGGCTTTGATGGCCTGGATAAAGCGTTAAAAGATTCTGCGACCGAGCTGAATACCGCGGGGGAGAAAGACTGGACCGCTCTCACCACCGCCGACTCTGCGTTGGCTATCCTCGATGACTTGGATGAGCTGCTCGGTGCCTTGGACGGCCCGCCTACCCTGCTGCTCTGCAATAAGCGTACGTTGGCGAAGATCCGGGCAGCCGCGCGCCGGGCTAACCTGTACACTCAACAGCCGGTCGAGGGGCTGCTGGGGGCTAATGGCCATGAAATCGTCCGGGAAATGCTCGGTAACGTCATTCTCGCGGATGCTGGCGAGAAAGCCGGCACAAACGACCCGGTGATCACCACGGCCGCGGGCAAGACCAGCATCTATGCTGTGCGCATCGGCCTAGATGGATTCCACGGCGTGACCACTACCGATGGCCAGATGTTGCGCACGTGGTTGCCTGACTTCAGCACCTCCGGTGCCGTGAAGCGCGGCGAAGTGGAGCTTGGGCCGGTCGCCCCGGTACTCAAATCCACCAAGGCCGCCGCGGTGCTGCGCAATGTCAAGATCGGGGCCTAATCATGGCCATCGTGAAAACCCCCGTCGAGGGCTACACCGGCCCTATCGGCACTGACTTGTTCGTCGGTGGTGTCTGCACCGACGTCCCCGACGACCGGCTGGACTACTACCTGCGGCAAGGCTACATCATCCTCGACCAGGAAAACCCCACAGCGCCGCCGGAGACGCCAATCCAGCTGCCAGCCGATAGCGCTCCGAAAGCTGACTGGGTCACCGTAGCTGTTCAGCTCGGCATTGACGTCAAAGGCAAAACTAAAGCCGAAATCATCGCGGCAGTCACCGCAGCCATCCCACCAGCGGAGGAGTAGCCCCCATGGCCACCTGGCTCACCGCCGACCCTAAAACCCTATGGCCACACCTCGATAGCGCCCGCTTAGAGGGCGCAAAACGCCTCATCGAACGGGCGGAAAGTATTGTTCTCCAGCGGTTCCCCAGCATCCCCACCCGCATCCAGCAACACCAGCTCAGCGCCGAGGTTGTTGCCGGCGTCGTGGAGGACATGGTGACCCGCGCCATCGCCAAAGAAGACCGGGGTGGGCTCACCCAGCTGGCCTACCCGGAGGTGACCATGCAATGGGAAACCGACGGGGCGTTGGGGCAGGGCTCAAGGCTGTGGCTCACCACCGATGAGATCGTCCTGCTGTCCCCGCAGCTGGCCCAGGGCACCTGGAGCATCCGTCGCAAAGCCACGCCCACGCTGCCGGAGGGCCGATGCTAACCCCTCGTGTCCTCTTCCAGCCTGGGTGGCAGTATCGGCGGCAAACAACCACCCAGGACGACCCTATCACCGGGGAAATCATCGTCACCACATACGAACCCATTGCCGGCACCGGCCTCGTCCAAGAGGCCTACTGGACTGGCATGCAAGAAACCACGCCCACCGGCGGCATCCGCGACGAACGACTCGTCATGTTCGCCCCCGCAGGTGCTGCTGTGGCGGACCTTGACATCACCGCCAAAGATGAATTCGCAGGTCCCGACGGCCGAGTGTGGCAGTGCATCAGCGATGGCATTGCCCGCGGCATCCCCGGCCTGCCACCCGACTACATTGCGGCACGAGTCCGCAGAGCAAAGGAGAAAGAACAACCATGACCGAAACCATCCCCACCACCCAAGCCGAGCAGTTACTGCCCGCGGAGGAAGGTGTCCACGACGGCATCTACCACGGCACCGACGACGCCGGCAATCCCTTCTACACCGCGGCTGGCAGCCCCTACCATCTCGCCGACATCCGTAAGAAACAAGCCGCCCGCGCCGCCGAAGCGGCCGAGAAGGAAGCAAAGGAGGAAACCCCCAGTGGCGAAAGCGAAACTCACCCTGTACCGGAGGCAAATACTCCGCGACCTGCGGCGCCAAACGGTGCCGGCCCGAAAGAAAATCGCCCGGGAGATAGCCAGCCAAGCTAAAGCCATTGCTCCCGTTCTCACCGGCGACTACCGTGACGGCATTGGCGTCAACGCTCAGGGCACCATGGTGCGGGTTGTCGACAACGACGAACTTTCAATCCACAAAGAATACGGCACAGCCGACACCCCCGCCCACGCCGTCCTCACCGGCACCGCCATGCGATTCGGCCGCTACCGAGGCATGAGGCCCCGATGAGCGCCATAATCCCCACCGCCTACATCCCCGGAGAGGTGCGTAAATATTTACTCGCCGACGAGGAGTTCATCCGGTTGCTGCATGGTGGTGCTATCACCTGCCGCGAAGTCCCCGACCCGCTCACCAAACCCCACGTCACAGTCAAAGCTGTCGGCCACCAGGGCGGCGACCCGCGGCTGCACCGGGTACTCATCCAAATCACCCCCTGGGTGCCCCGACCCGACGTCTCTCGCATCCCCGAAGGCCCCGACATCACCGCGTGGAACCTCGCCACCCGCGCCGGGGAGCTCCTAGCTAGGGCAAAAAACGTCATTGTTGATGACACCCACGCCTGGACCGCCCACTGGGTGGACGGCCCCATCCAGCTGGAAGACAAAGGCCGGGGTCTTGACCGAATCATTTACTACGCGCCTGTTCGTATTGGTGTTCACCTACGCAGGCGCACAATCTAACAAAGGAGTGAATCATGTCTGATTTTGCTGATTCCAAAAAAGCCCACGTGTGGCTGGACGGCGACGCGTTCCGTGCCCCCGTAGGCACCGCCATGCCCACCGACCCGTTTGCCGCTACCCTCACCGGATGGGACGCCTACGGCGGCATCGAGGCAGGCATTGAGGTGACCGCCGAGCAGCAAATCACCAAGAAAAAAATCTGGAACAAACGCAATGCCATCTACAAGATCATCCGCGATGCTCTAGAGAGCGGTATGAAGTTCCGTGCCGTCGACAACAGCAAGGCCGCCTTGCTGACCCGCCTGCAAGGCGGCAAGATCACCAAGAAAGGAGACCTTTACGTTGCCGAGCTTGGGCTTGGTGAAGAATTCGCCTTCTTCTGCCGGTTCGATGACGGCGTTTCCAAGATGGCGTTCTACTGTCCTCGCGTGACTTTGGCGTCGCCGGCGAAGCGCGCCACCCTCGACGACCAGAACCTGGATGGCTGGGAATTTGAAAACTCCTTCCTTGAAGGCTACGAGGAAGTCATCCCCGAGCTGCCCGCAGGTATCACCGTGCCCTAATGACCGCCATTTCATGCCCATTTTGCGCAATCATCATGGGGGAGGGTTGGGCGCGGGAAATCTACCGCGACGACCATACCGCGGCGTTTTTCCCACTTCGGCCCGCGACTCTTGGCCACACCCTGGTGGTGCCACGCCGGCACATACCCGATATTTGGGAGCTGCCAGAAGCTGACGCCGCGCGCCTATCTCGCGCTGTCTTGCGGGTTGCTGCGGCGTTACGCGCAGCTGTCACCCCGGATGGGCTAAATATCATCCAGTCCAGCGGGGCGGCAGCAACCCAAACCGTCCCCCACCTGCATATACATTTGGTGCCGCGCTGGGCAGCAGATGCTATAGGCCCTATTTGGCCGGCTAAACCTCCCAGCCACCCGCCACAGGTGCTCGACAACCTCCGTGACAAGCTGGCTGGCCTTATGGCGAGTTAGGTGTCAGCTTTGCCTAAAACCCTTATTCCTTCCAAACACTAGGAGAAAACAAACCTCATGGAAAAAATCGACCTACTCGAGCGCGCTCTCGCTATCAACGGCGGCGACCCCGTCGCCACTACCCTGCTTGGTGTTGACCTGTCGCTACGTCGGAATTTCACTGGCCAGGAAGCACACGAAATTGTTCGGGCGTTGTTTGACCATGCTGACGAAGCAGTGCATGACCAAGCCACCCGTGTTATCGCCCTGGTGTCCGACTCCCCCAAGAAAGACCAAGAGGCGTTCGTTGACCAGCTCATGACGCTGAGTCTCGCCGAGGTCATGCGGGTGTTTGATGTCATCGGTGAGATCTGCGGCTACCGGGATGCCGACGGCAATTTTTTTCCTACATCCTCCAGCTAGTTAACCCCCAGGAGTTCGCTAGGCGGCTGGTCGGGTTCCAATCCAAATACCACCTGAACTACCGCACGTGCCTGGCGGAAATGTGGTGGGTTGACCTGGCGATACTCGCTGATGGGCTGGATGAGTGGACCCCCACTGACGAAAACATCGCCCGCCTGGTGGACCGGGAGGATTACTGGCTGAACTCCGAATACAGGTCGTGGATCACCGACCCGGACGACCCCGAGGCGCAAGCGGAGAAAACCCGCCAGAAACTACTGGGAGTGAAGCCCCCAGAGCAGCCACAGCTGTGGCCCGTCGCGGTTCGCCCGCCAGCGCTGCAGCAGCAGCTGGTGCAGGCGGCCGCTCAGGCGGCGGAGAAAATAGCTAAACCGTCAAGAAAGAAGATCACCATCACGGAGTTTCTGCGCATGCGCGGCAACTAGGTGGTTAAGAGGAGGGCATAATGGCCGGCGGCAAAATTGACATTCTGGTTGAACCGAACACTAAAGGATTCAACAGGGCGTTGGAATCCAGCCTAGGCAGCGCCCTGGGTATTGCTGGGAAACTCGGCGCAGGCATCGGCGTCGCCCTCGGCCTTGGCAGCGTCGCCAGCGATATTGTGTCCGTCGGCACCGAGTACCAAAGCCAACTGAACACCATGGCTGCGGTGAGCCAGGCGACCGCGGGGCAGATGGATGCTGTACGCGCCAAGGCTAGGGAACTCGGCAACGACATTAGCCTCACTGGCACGTCGGCGTCTGATGCCGCAGCGGCTATGACCGAGCTCGCCAAGAATGGGTTGACTGTCGCCCAGTCCATGGAAGCTTCCAAGGGGACGCTACAGCTGGCTGCTGCCGCCCAGATTGATGCCGCCCAGGCCGCCACCATCCAGGGGCAAGCGTTGCAAGCGTTTGGTTTGGGCGCCCAAGAAGCAGGCCGGGTATCCGACATTCTCGCGGGCTCGGCGAACGCTTCTGCTGCGGAGATCACCGACGTGGCCCAGGCCCTCCAACAGGCCGGCACGGTGTCACATGCCTTCGGCGTGAGTATCGACGACACCGCGGCAGCGATCGCCATGTTCGCCAACGCCGGCATCACCGGCTCTGACGCCGGCACTCTGCTGAAAACTTCCCTGCTAGCGCTCACTGATCAAGGCAAACCCGCGCAAAACGCCATCCACGACCTGGGCCTAACCGTCTACGATGCTAAGGGAAAGTTCGTAGGGCTGCCGTCCCTGATTGGCCAACTGAACGCCGCGTCAAACCGCATGACGGAGGAACAGTATCAAGCGGCGGCCGCCACCCTGTTCGGCTCCGATGCCATGCGCTTCGCTTCTATCGCTGCAGGTAAAACCACCGAAGATTTCAATGCCCTCAAGGAAGCAGTCACCCGGCAGGGGCAAGCCGCCGAGGTAGCCGCCGCTCAAACCAAAGGCCTACCGGGTGCCCTGGAACGCCTCGCCAACGCCAAAGAAGACCTCACCCTCGGCCTATTTGAGGCCCTCCAGGATGACTTGGTGGCAGCCGCCGACGCCGGTACTGCCGCCCTCGGCAAGATCGGCCCCGCCGCCGAATCAGGCATTCACCTAGCCTCAGACGCCGTACATGGGCTTGTTACCGCCCTCACCCCCGTAGCCGGCCTTGCAGCCACCCTCGCCAGCGACTTCACCGGCCCATTGCTCGGCATCGCCGCCGTCATGGCCCTGAAAAACTGGACAGACTTCCCCACGAAGATTCAGCAGGCCACCCAGTCGATAGCTACGATGAAACAGGGTGTTGCTGACCTGCAAGAATACTATCGAAAAGGTCACAAGGCGATCAGCGAGTTCGACGCGAAAACCCAATACATGATTACATCATCCAACGGGTTGACGCAGGCCTTAGGTAGGTCGCGGGAGGCATTCAGCTCCGGGTCTGAGACTATGCAAGTCGCAGCTAAACGCTACTTCTACGCCGGTAATACTATTGCCTCCAACGCCGCGAAAATCGGCAACGCCGCCGCGGGCGCCGCTAAAGGCGGCCTATCCCTCATGAAATCCGCCGCAGGTGGTTTAGTAGACGCTTTGGGCGGGCCATGGGCTGTTGGCATCATGGTCGCAGGCGCAGTCATCGGCGGGTTCGTCGAGGCCAACCATTCCGCCACCGAAGCTCAGCGCAAACTAGCGTCGGCGACAAAAGCGACCCAGGCCGCCCAAAATGACCTGGCCAAAGCGGTTTCCGGCACCACCGGCGCCCTAACCGAGCAGGCGAAAAAAGCGGCAGAACAACTCGCCGACGCCAGCTTGACCCGGCTCACTGCTGTCGGCAAAGCCCGAGAGGGATTCATCTCCCATGCGGACCCTACTCGCGCATCCTCCGAATGGAACAGCCTTTCCCTGAGGGAGCAGCAGGAAGCGACGCACAGTGCATCTGAAATATCAGACGCCTACGAAGTGCTGAAAGCCAAGCTCACCGCCACTGGCCTGAGCATGGAGAATCTTAACAGTATTGTTGCTGAGGGCGGCGACGACTATAAGAAACTCGTTGCCGAGCTGCGTGCTGCTGGTGAAGAAGGCGAGCGTGCCGCGGGCTACCTGGAGAAATCGCGGAAGCAGATCGAAGACACGATAGCGGCTGCGCGCCGGGTTGACCCTGCTGCGGCCCAGGCCGCGAAAGGCATTGACACCTTGGCGGATTCGTCGGCCAACGCTAATGACCGGCTGACTGCCCTGGAGTCGATCATGCAGGCTATGGGCCTGGCCCCCATAGCAGCAGAAGAAGCGATGGCTTCCGCAGCTCAGGCTGTGGATGACATGGTGAAATCCGCCGAGACAGCGAACCATCCAGTTGAGCAGCTGGGCGAGAACTTGGGTGACCTGGCTGCCGGCAAGCTGGATATGACGAATGCTTCCGCTAGGGAGCTGAGTAAGAAGCTCTCGACGATGCGGCAGGAGCTGGAAAAGGTCGCCACCGCGGGCGGTAACACTAATGATGCGTACAAGCAGATGCAGGGTTCCTTTGCCACTATCGGCCAAGAGTTCGGCCTGACCGCGGAGCAGGTCCAGCACCTAGCTGACACATATGGCGTGCTGCCCAAAGAGATCACGACCCTGGTTGGCGTCAACGGCGAGGGTGCCAAGAAAGAGCTGGCCACAGTGTGGGCCCAGCTCTACCCACTCGAAGCCGGCACTAGTATTGAGGTCAAGGCTGTGGGTGACCAGGCCATGGGTGTGCTCAAAGACCTGGGTGTCAAAGCGGAAAAGCTGCCTGACGGCATCAACATGAAGCTGACCGCTACCGACGCTGACGCTGTGGCCAAGCTCGGAGAAGTGGCAGCGAAAGCCGACGCTATCGGCGACAAGCCGGTCGACGTGAAACTACTGCTGGACGACACGAAGTTCACGACCAACGTAGCAGCTGCCAAGAACCTGGTTGATGATCTGGCGATCCAGAAGCCTTCCCCCCAAGCGCAGCTTATCATTGATGATTTCCTCAAGACTGGGGAGATTGCCAAAGGTGACCTGCACTACCTGACCGGCCTATCGGCCCGTCCCCAGGCTGAGCTGAACAAAGATTTGTTCGATGCCGGGTTTAACACAACCAAGGAGCAGTTGGACTCGCTTACCCGTACCACGGCGATGCCGACTGTCGACGCGAACACCGCGCCTGCGCACAATAAAATTCGTGATCTCTGGAATGCGCTAGTTTCGCTGACGGCTATGGGGCCGGTAAGCGTTATGGGCATCGCGGCGAAAGCCACTGGGCTTTCAGGAAAAGCCGCTGGTGGCCGCCTACCAACAACCGGCCCCGGTGCCGACACCACCGATGGCATCCTGGCGGTCAACCCCCAAGGCGCTCCGGTGGCGTGGGTGGATGCCGGCGAGTGGATCATCAACCGACGCTCAGCTGGCCAATATGACCGCACCCTGCACCACCTGAACCGGGGCGACGGGCCAGGCGCCCTGGCGGCACTCTACAACGAGCTGCCCCGCCACGCTACAGGTGGGCGAGTGCAGAAGGTTAAGAATGATTTGGCCCCGCTGGATGGCACCCCCTACATCCTGGGCGGGTTTTCCCTGGCTGGCGTGGATTGTTCCGGCGCTGTGAGCGCCGCGGTGAACTCTTGGGAGGGCGCCCCGATCTTCCAGTCCCGCATGAGCACCGCCACGGAAGGCCCATGGCTTGCCGCACACGGCGCCCTGCCTGGCCGCGGCAACCCCACCGATTTCCAGATCGGCTGGTGGGATAACGGTGGCGGCGCCAACGGGCACACCGCCCTCCGGTTGCCTGATGGCACCTATATTGAGTCCGGCGGTAACACAGGTGGTGGCCTCACCATCGGGCGGGGTGCCGGCCCTCTCGACGGGCGGGGTTTCACGAACTGGGCGCATTTTTCCGGCAGTGCTGCGGACCTTAACCTCCCCGCCCTGGAGCTGGCGTTTAGCAGCCTCACCGGCGGCGGCACCAGCGTGAGCTGGGGCGAAGCCCAATCCCTCCACGATCTGGCCATCAAATATCTTGGGGCGAGAATCTACGACCAGGGCGGCATCCTGCCCCACGGCGGCGTAGCAGTAAACCTGTCTGGGCGACCCGAGATGGTGCTGCCCCCGACGCTAAGCCAGGCGGCCCGCAACGGGCAGCTGCAGGCCGCATCCCCAGAGCCGGCCCGCGCCGTCGACAAGCTCACCGCAGCGCTAGCGACGGCAACCGCAGCATTCGTCAAAGCCGCAAAAGAGCTAGATGCACCAGTGCGCGCCGGGTCTAAAGAGTTAGCCGCCTGGGGTGGTGGCTTCCTCGGCAAAAGTCAGGTCGTTATCGACGCCGAAAAAGGCCTGGTGGATACCCGTAAGGCCATTGCCGATGAGTCCAAAGACATCGCCGACGCCGAGAAGGAACTGGCCAAAGCTAGGAAGGACTTGTCGAAAACCGAGCGAGACAACGCCGATAAGCTCATCGACGCGCAGGACCGGCTGCGGAAAGCCCGCAGTAAAGACAAAGCCAGCGCCGAAGACATTGCCGACGCCGAACGCAACCTCGCCAAGGTGCGTGAGGATGCCCCGGAGAAATCCCAAGAGGCTGCCGAGAAGATCGCCCAGCAGGAAGAGAAACTGGCTGAGGCCAGGAAGAAAGCCGCCGACTCCGCGAAGCGACTAGAGGCCGCCGAGCGCACAGTCACCGCAGCCTACTACCAGGCTCTAGCCGACCTCATTGACGGCGTGAGTGGGCACCTAGCTTCCGCCGCCGGGCACTTCGGCGAGTTCTTCGACACCCTCGGCAAAGCCGCCGAGATCGCCGACAGTGAGCGCAAGGCCATAGGGGAGCTGCAACAATCGCAGATCCGCAACAGCTTAGCGCTGCAAAAATCTCTGCTGGACCTGCAAACTGCGGAATGGGACGTACACACTGCTCGTGCGCAGGGCGCCATCTCGGTGGCCCAGGCGGAGAAACAGCTAGCCGAAACCCGTAAACAACAGGCGTTGCTGGGGGCGACCGGCATTGAGGCCATGGGCGCCGCCCTCGATCGTTTCCGCACCACGGGCGTGTTCTCGATCGGCCAGGTTGCCGATTCGGTTGTCGCCCAGACCGCCGCCGTGCGCGCTGCCGAGTGGGCGGTTGCCGAGGCCCGCGCCCAGGCGGCTGCCGACCAGCACGCCGCCACCCAGAAACAGGCCCTAGCCCAGCTAGATGTCGCTGATGCCACCCTGACCCAGGCGAACACTGCGGAAATGCTGAGGATCAAAACCGAGGCGCTCACGCAACAAACCGCCCAGCTGTACGGGTTAACCCCCGCGGCAGCCCAGGGTGCCAGCGCCGGCTTTAGCGGCATCGGGAAACTCCTCGGCGGTTTGGGTAAGATCGCCGCGGGCATTGCCGGTGGTGCCGCAGGCTTCGCAGCCGGTGGCCCCCTGGGCGCTATCCCCGGTGCCACTATTGCCCTCGGCGGCCTAGGCGACCTAGTGCGCGGTGGCTTCGACCTTCTCAACAACAAAGCTTCCGTGAAGGAAGCCTGGAAAGGCATGGGCCTAGCCCAGAAAGCCGGGGTCGTTTTGGGCGGTCTGGGCGGTGGGGCGCTCGCTATCGGCGGCGCCGCGCTCACCCCCCAATACGGCGCCGAGGCAGCCATCGGTGGCGCCAAGTTAGCCGACCAATGGACCGGCGCTGTCCTGGGCGGCATGGCCCACGGCGTGGAATCGAAGATTACTGCCATCCAGCGGCAAACCACGGACCGCACCGATCGGCTAGGGCTCGCCACCGACGCCCAAAAACTCCTCCTCGATACCAGGCGGCAACAGCTAGAGCTCGCGGGCGCAGCGAAAGCCGAAGCGCTGAAAGCCCAGGTGGACTACGCGAATTTACAGAAACAATTAGCGGAGGCCACCACCAAGGCGGAGATCGACGCCCTCACCGAGGCTGCTCGCGTGGCGGCTACCAAGCGTGATGCCATGCTGGTGCTGGCGGCACGCCAAGCCCAGGCTGCTGAATCCCAGCTGGCGCACACCCGCGCGCTGGTGGATGCCGCCCGCTCCGGCGCCACCCAAGCCGGAGTGAAAACCATCGACATTAACATTCGCGTCCCCGACGGTGCCACTACCTTCACACGTGCTGACGTTGCGCGCATCACGACTGAGGCGGTGAAGGCCGCCACCGGCGCCGACTATGTGAACGCCCGAATCTAGAGAGGAGAGGCAGTGTGTATGAGATGACCTACGTGTCGCCTGACGGTGCATCCTTCGCTCTCACCGGCGGCCAGATCGAGGTTGCCGAGGGCGGTATCGACAAGCTCACTGGCAGTGTCAAGGAGCGAGCATATACTGCGGTGGGCATGCAGGGGCAGCTACTCGAATCGCACGTTATCGAGCCGATCCGCGGGTCGCTTACCCTGGTGCTGGTTTCCACTCCCACCAAGCCTGCGGAGGTGTTGGCCTTCGAGCTGCGCAGGGCGTTCTCCCACTACCGGCTAGGGCAACTAGCAGTCGCCACGCCCCGCGGCGTAGCTAGACTCCGATGCCGGCTAGACGGCACCATCACCGACCCCGCCGAGGTATACAGCCGCTCCAGCGGCCTAGAGCTGCGCATCCCCCTAGTCGCTGATGAAGGCGTTTGGAAGGTAGGCCCCTACACAGGCGCAGGCAAAATCAACGTTTCAAACTTCGGTGACACCACCACCTACCTGGAAATCACCTGGCAAGGTGGCGGCGGCCCTATCGCCCTCCCCTCCGGCGCCACCCTAACCCTGCCCACCACCTCCGAACGCCGACACCTGCTCCTTAACCCCACCGACTCCTGCGCCATCATCGACCCCGCCGGCGGCGTTGACCACACCCTATGGCACCAAATCCCATACCTGCCTGAGGGGGTGCCAGCAGGCGGGCAGCGCACATACCAACTGCCCGCTGGGGCTACCGCCACCTGGCACGTTTCCACCCTCGACCCCTGGAGGTGACACATGATCGACTGGACAGCCCACCGTAAACACCGCGAGCAGATCATTGCTGACGCAGGCCAGTGGGTGGGGCTGCTCGATGCTGACGGCGCCCCCCTCATGGATCTACCCCCTGTAGTATCCATGGTGGCGCCGGAGGCACGCAACGACCCCGGCTCCCTAGAACTTACGGTATTGTGCCGCAGCAGCCGCGGTATCATTCACCCCGTCGTTACTGAGCTCGTCGCCAAACAACTTGGCGTGCTCAACCCCGAAGGCAAGCTCGTCCCCGTCGCCGACCAGACCCGCTTCGTGGCCATAGAACGCGCCGGGGTGCCGCGCCGGGTGTACTGGGTGACCCACACCGTAGCAAGGGGCGACGCCGACGCCCCCGCCACCCTCACAATCCACGGCGTGGGGCTAACAAAACTACTCTCTCGATTCCCCGCGATATCTGCCCCGACCACGTTGCAGCAGTCGTTTAAGAGGTTTGAGCGCGACTGGGTAGGGCCGGAAAACACCAAGGTCACGTTCTCGCGGCCCAGGGAGCTAGCGGGGATGAAACTAGTGACCGTTGCCGACGGCGCCACCCTCGACGGCCCCGCCGAGACCACCATCCGACGGCTGATTGCCGAATCACTGGCGGCAGCGTTCCGCGTTGCTGGGATCACCAAGGATTTACCGATCCAAGTAGCGACCACCCCGACGGGACGCCCCTCCCCGCGTATCCTGCTACGCCCCACGGATGGGCCGCTGCTAGAAGAGATCGCCCAACCAGCTGCCGCGGCGGGCGTTATCATCACCGCCCAAATGTGGTGGCCAGGCGACCCGCCGATCGCGGGCCTGGCGTTGTCGTTGCCTACGGTCGTCGTGGCAGTTGAGCAGGCAAAGGAGGCACCATAATGAGGCCCACGCTCATTGCCGACGGTGGCGAGATGACCGTCGGCCGCCGCACCTCCACCTACGTGTACGGAGTTTTCCAAGTGGACATCCCCGAGGGCAGAGAACAAGCCCAACAAGACGATCGGCTGCAAGAAGGCTACATCTACCGCCCCGATCAGCGACCTGCAGGCCGTTTCGATATTGGCTTTGTTCGAGCTGATGCCCGCGTCGATCTCAACGCCCAGCAATCCAACTTGGAGTCCATTGTCGACGCCGCCCAGAGCCGGGTCGAAGGCGCGGTGTTTTTTGAGCGTGACATCACCGGCCGTGGTCTGGGCAGGTTTCGCCCCGGTATTGACTTCACCACCGCCAGCCTCGTCGACGTGCTGATCTGGGGGAAAACTCTCACCCTGCCGGTAACCGCTATAGATATGACAAGCGGCGACGCTGCCGCGGTGGGCTGGCGGGTGCACGTCGGCGGCCAAATGATCGCTGACGCCGACAGCCTCCGATCCCACAACGACGCCATCCTCGGCCAAATAGAACAGGAACGCCGACGGCGCTTGGCCACAACCAAAACCGCCGAAACCGCGGCAACCACCGCCAACAGCGCCACCTCAGCCGCAGCCACCGCCAACACCAAAGCCGCCTCAGCAGCTGCCGCCGCTGACGACGCCGACAAGAAAGCGAAGGAAGCCGACGCCGCCGCACGCATCGCTGACCAAAAAGCCAAAGAAGCGGACCAAGCCGCCCGCGCTGCCGATAGGAAAGCAATCGAAGCGCTACAAACCACAGTGCAGGGCATGCCCCGCATCCTGCACATTGACACCGGTGGCGCCAATATTTTCACCGGCTCATCCGGCAGGATCAACAACGGCGAAGCGTGGGGCGTCCTCAAGTGGTTCAGCGCTGGGCTACAGGTTCGATCTGGCGCCAGATTCGAGGCCAAGGGTGGCTGGACTGGCTCGATCCTTATGATCGCGGTTTCTACTCAGGGCGCCACAGACGTCTCCTGCGCCGATATCACTGCCGGTAACCGTTACCACGAGTCCGCCACTGGCGGAATTTTCCAAACCTATAAGTCCGCGACGGTTATCATCCTGCCCAGCACCTAACCACCGCCACTGCTCTTAGGAGGCCCCACCATGCCCACTATCACCGGTGACCTGCGGCTAATAACTAGCCAGCCAGCCGCTGTCACTGCCCTACAAATCCATGCCCCCGAAGCCCGCACCAGCGCCGGTACGGTTATTCTCCCCGCCCCCGCTGTTGTCCCCGTCACCGGCGGTAAATTCACCGCCGATATCGAGCTTGGCGCTGCCGTGTGTATCCCTGATTACAGCGGCACTTTGGGCGAGCCCATTCACATCGCTATCCGCCCCGGCACCACGACATTTGCCGAGGCACTAGACAGCGGCCGCGACCTCACCCCAGAAGAGCGCGACCGAGTAACCGAGCTGTACCAGAAGATGATTGCTGCCGGGGACGCCGCGAAAGCCGCCGTGGCGAAAGCTGAACAATCAGCCACCCAGGCAGCACAGTCAGCCGCGGCAGCTAAAGAATCCGCAGACCACGCCGCTAGTGGCGTGCCCCCCGCTACCGCCACGGTGCAAGGAAAAATCCAACTGGCAGGCGACCTCACCGGCACCGCCGACAGCCCACGCATCGTTACTGCCGGCGTTAACGGGTACAGCGTAGCTCACCGCAGCCAGGGGTTCGTGAAAACCCAACCGAACGGAGTGCTGACCATAGCTGACGACACTATCCGCGACGACGCCGCGGCAGTGCATAAGGGATATGTGGATGCGCGAATCAGCCGGCACAGTCACACCACCGACCAGATCAAAGGCCTAGACACAGCACTAGCCGGCAAAGCACCAGCATCACACACCCACCCCACCAGCCAAATCACCGGCCTGGACGATGCCCTGGCAGGCAAAGCGGCAACCAGCCACAAGCACACACAGGCCGATATCACTGATCTGCCACAGATTACGGATAATACTAATGGCAACACCCTCCCCATCCGGGATCCCTGGGGTCATATCACAGCTGCTGACCCTAGCTACAGGTATCAAGTAGCAACCAAGGGATACATAGATGCCGAGCTGGAAAAGCTGAACCAAATAAAAGCCGAAAGCATATTACAGAATGCTTCGTCTGCCAAAAAAATAGGCAGGATCGTATTCCTATACGTGAACATAAATTTCGCGGGTGCCCAAGGCACGCTCCCGCCTGCTTTCCGCCCATCAAATGCCTGCTATACCGCGGTGTGCACTCCCACGAAACTCGCATATCCAGGCTGGATGACGGTTTCTCCTAATGGCGATGTTTATGTGCAGTTTTCCCAATCGGATTCTGCAATAGGGTATGCGACGGCAGTTTACACCTCAGCCATCTGATCCCACTATTCAAAATCCTCAACCCCAGCAACCCATCGCGGCGCTGGGGTTTCCTCATGGAAGGAGGAAACTATGGTCACTACCGCCCAACTTGCCGCGATCATGGGCGGCGATATCGACTACAGCAAACATGTGGCGGCAGCGAATGAGGCCATGCGGCGTGCCCAGTGCACAACCGCGCTGCGTCAGGCGATGTTCCTGGCCCAGATAGGCCACGAGTCAGCCGGCTTGCGCTATTTCCGGGAAATGGACCCCGGCTATTATTTGCGGGGGCGTTCTGATTTAGGGCATGGGCCGGGGGAGGGGGAGCAGTGGCGGGGTGCTGGGCCTATCCAGCTGACGGGCAAAACTAATTTCCGTGCTTTCGGTGCTTGGTGCCACACCCAGGGGCTGGTGGATGACCCGGAGGTGTTTGTGCGCCAGCCGGAGCTGGTGGCCACGCCCCGCTGGGGGTGGCTGTCCGCATCCTACTACTGGATCATCGCCCGCCCTGACATTAACCAACTAGCCGACGCCGGCGACGTTATTGGCGTGACCCGCCGCATCAACGGCGGAACCAACGGCCTCGACGGCCGTGAGCGCCGCTACCGGCTAGCCCTACGCATCCTCAGGAAGGAGACCCCTATGGCAGAGAAAATACTGCCGTATTCACGCGACCAAGTAACCCAAGACACCGGATATTTTTGCGGGCCGGCATCGTGCCAAACCGTGATCCGGGCGGCAACCGGCAGGCTTATCGACGAATCCGCGCTCGCTGTTGAGCTGGGAACAACCGACGAGGGCACTAGCAGTATTGACCGCATGCCCCCGGTGCTCAACCGGCACATCCCTGGTGCCCTGTACGAGTATCGGGTGATGCCGAACGATCCGCCAACCCCAACCCAGACCGAACTGCTATGGGATGACATCGTGTCAAGCACCGATGCCGGCTACGGCGTTATCGCTAACATCGTCGCCCCGCCAGACAACTACCCGCGAGGGGTGAACGGGTCGATCTCCCCCGCATACTCCGGCGACACCGTATTCCATTACATCGCCATCATGGGCACCGGGGAAGACGAGAACGGCGACCCCTGCGTGTGGGTTGCCGACTCCGGTTTCTGGCCATACGGCTACTGGCTGGGCCTCGACCAGTTGGCAACGCTTATCCCACCCAAGGGGTATGCCTACTCAACCGCCGCCCCACAACAGGAAGGAATTTTTATGGGACTCCCCCAGGACCGCCAAGAGGATCTGGCGCGCAAAATCGACGACATTCACACCATTCTTACCCGCCGCCTGCCCAGCCGCAGCGGCTACCGTACCACTGACGAACCCATCGACACCCTGACCGGTTTTGTGCTCAACGCCGACGCTCGCCTGCATGAGCAGGCGGTGCTGGAAACCGCCCAGGCCACCGGCCTCACCCCCGGTGATGTCCACCAGCGCCTGGCCAGCGGCCAGTCGTTTGTCGAAATCCTAGAAGGAGAAAAGTAATGACCACCACTATCAACCCCACCCTCGATGCCGTCCAAGCCGCTATCGCAACTGCCATTGAGAAGCAGCCCTGGTATCGGCGATTCGCTAACACGGTCAACGCCAGCCTTGGCGGTGTGGCAGGCGCCCTAGCAACCCTGGCCGCAGCCTACGCCGCTACCGGCCGCACCGACTCCACCGCCATCCTCGTTGGTGCCGCAGCCACTATCGCCGCAGGCATCGCCGCCCGTCTCACGAAAAACGGCGTTACCCCCTCCACTGGCGCCGCAATCAGCGCCGTGGTTGCCGCCCAAACCACCCCCGTAGACGTCACCGTCGCAGTGCGCGACGCCGTCCGCGCCGAGCTAGACGCCCGCGGCACTGCGCCGGGTGGTGAGCACGCCGAATGATAGGTATGGCGCCGGCGGTGATGCTGGTGCTGGATGCCCCGCCTGCTCACAGTGCTGCATGGGGCAACATCTGGGAGCGCATCAGTGCCTCAGAAGCCATCATGCTGGCGCTCGTGACAGCTATCGGTGGCGCCTACAAAATCAGGGCTGACCGGCGCGCCGAACGGGAAGCCGACAAAGCCGCCGTCTTGGAGCGCAAAGCGGCGGCGGTAGATAAAGCCGCCCAGGACCTCAGGGAGTGGCTGACCACCCGCGTCGCCATCCTCGAAGCCAAAGTGGAAGAAATGCAACGAGAACGCGAGCTACACGCACGCGTCGCCTCGACTTTTTTCGACGTCATGGCCGATTACCCAGATCCTCCGGGCGCGCCGCCGATCCCCGCTACAGTTGCCTCCGTTATCGGTTGGCCACCACAGTGCGCCCAGCCGGCACCAGCCCCATCACCCGAACAAACATAAAATTCCCCCTACCTGATGCTTAACGTCAGGTAGGGGGAATTTTTCGCGTTATCGGGGGGTTGAGCGCGGCGACTGGCGTGGGCGCCGCTCATGCCACTGTTGCACTTCACGGGCGCTCCACACCCGGAGATTATGCCACCGGGTGGCAGCAGCCGGCGCTTGGCCCCGGCTGACATATGCCGTCCAGGTGTCGGGCGCGATACCTAGATAGGCGGCACACTCTCCAGCCGTCCAGTACTCGGCGCCGGTCTCGTCAACGAGTTTTAGCCGCATCATTTCTCCTTTAACAGTGTGTCGACAATAACATTGAGCGCTACTACTACAAGCAGCATGGCGCTCACCCAGAGCCGGCCCCCTACGAGGGGGAGCAATACTGCCGCGATGGGCAGCACGATGTAGCAAAACACGATATGGCGCTTGGGCATAATGGCCTCCTTTCTTCTGATCCGTGCGGTAGAGTGGTGGGGGTGACCCCCGGTTCAGGATGGTTCGCGCTTCCTGAACCGAGAGGGTCACTTGCGGTGGCGACCTCGGTAGCGCCAGGGCTTAGACTTTCTCACGAGCCATTGAGCGATGCGCTCTAGCATGCTGTATGCCCCGAGAAACCCCAGTACCAGACCGAGAACGGTGTGCCATTCCATGGGTCTCACCTCCCTTCCACTATTGAATTTTCAACGTGAGCGTTTCCTGCTCACAAGAACTATTATACACGGCTAGCCGTGTATAATCAAGATGGGGGTACATAGGATGGGGAATCGGCGTTCGAAATAAAAGGCCATTGGCCTGGGGTTTCCAAATGGAAATAATCTCGCAAAAAGCTGTCACCGAACACACACCGAACACGGGCCATAAACATACAGGTCAGAGCTAATTGCATCTTGCCTCGTAATGAAAAGGTCGTGGGTTC